ACGTGGATTTGACCGGTTTCAGTTCTGGCGTTTCTGTTGCGTGGGCTGCCGAAACCGCTGATGCTGCATCAGGCGACCCAGTTACCGCCGCTCGTCAATTGCGCCCTTCGCGTATCGCCGGTTACAGCGATATTTCGAAGCAGTTGTTGTTGCAAAACAACCAATCAATCGACCAGAAAATTATCGAATCGTTTGTGAAAGCCTTGGCGGTTGCCATCGAAGCTGCAGCAATCAACGGTTCTGGCTCATCAAACCAGCCTTTGGGCTTGTTGGGTACGTCTGGAATCAACAGCGTAGCAATGGGAACCAACGGCGCCGTGCCTTCATTGGCTAAGGTGTTGGAATTGGTTGCAGCTGTTGAGAACGCCAACGCAGGCATGAACGGTAAATTCTTGATCAACCCCAAATTAGTTGCCAAATTGAAGCAAACCGAAATCAGCAGCGGTAGCGGTGCAATGATCATGTCTTACATGGCATATTTCAACGGATTGGCCGACCAAATCGACGGCAAACCCGTATTTTCAACCACAAACTGCCCTAGCAACTTGACTAAGGGTTCTAGCTCAGGCGTATGTTCAGCAATGATCTACGGAGATTGGAACAACTTGGTAGTTGGTCAGTTTGGCGGTGTTGAGTTGGTTGTTGACCCATTGTCTCAGGCAATCGGAAACAAAACCCGTGTAGTAGTAAACCAGCACGTAGGTATCGCAGTGGAACAGCCTGCCGCCTTCGGTGCAATCGTCGATTTGCTTACGGCTTAATCGATAGGGCGGTGTGGCTTAGCGGCCTATCCGCCCGCCAATATGGCCAAAAAACAAGAAAAACAGCCAGAAGTGGCGACGGTGGTAAGTGTGAAGTTCACATTTTCACCGATTGGGGCGTATGGTTTGAGTTATTTTATCGGGGAAGTTGCCGAAATCGACGCGTTGTTAGCGTCTGAAATCGTAGCAAACGGACACGCTGAATACGTAACCGCACAACCCGAAGTAACCGAGGAGCAGACCAGCACCGAGGAACAACCCGAAGTAACTGAGTAAACATGTACATCGCACGCGAACTAATATCGAAAGACCACGCCGATACGGCATACATAACCTTGGCGGAAGCTAAGCAGCATTTGCGCGTAACTAGCAGCGCAGACGATGCCTATATTACGGGGTTAATTTCGATGGCATTGGACGCGTGCGATGCTTACGTGGGTTATTCGGTCCGTAAATCAACGGTTAAATACGCATTTGACGGATTTACGGGGCCTATGGTATCGGTTGACACGCTCAACCCTTTTGGATTCATTGAAGGTAACATGTTGCGGATTTATTCGCGCGTGTTGTCGATCGAATCGATTAAATACGTAAACCAAAACAATACGGTTGAAACCGCAACGAATTGGATTGATGCGCCCGTAAAATTTGGGCAGTTTGGAAGGTCGGTATTTTTTGAATCAATCCCGGATAATTTGACGGATGACGACGTGCGTTTAATCGTTGAAATTAAAGAAGGTTTTGAACTTGCCAGCGCAACGGGGGTTAACGAATCGGCCAAATTCCCCGCATCAATTAAACACGCCGCATTGCTGTTGATTGGTCAATATTATGATAACCGTCAATCGGTGGTAATTGGCGCAAGTGTGAACAAAATGGATTACAACCACGAATATCTGTTGGATAAGTACAGAGTCGTTAATTTCGGATAAGATGAACGCTGGATTGATGGACGAATTGGTAACGGTGCAGCAGTTCAGCACAACGACGGATTCAAACACCGGCGCGAAATTGCAATCATGGAGCACATACACGACCGCATGGGCACGGGTTCAAGAGGCAGAAAGTGGTTCAGAATCCGTTGATTCAGACCGACGCGAAGCCAAACAAACAGTTACGTTCACCGTTCGTTACGATTCGGGAATAAATACCAAAATGCGCATCGTTTGGGAAGGTAGAAATTACAACATTGAAAATATCGCGGATTTGTCGCGCCGTATGTATTTGGTTATTCAAACAGAACTAGTTCAATAATGGCCAATAAAAATTCATACATACAGAAAAATAAGGTCGTTATCCAGGGGATTGCCAATTTGAAGGTTGAAAACGCCATCATGGGGCAGTTTATTGAGCAGGCCGGAAAGGTTTTTATTGCCTTGGCCAAGTCAAAAATCAAGGTAAAAACGGGGAATTTGCGCGAATCAATTGGGTTTATCCGTCGCGATAATTCAAACTACGGGAAACCATTTCGTTTGATTGGCGCGAGGGTTTACAGCGGCTACAAAGGTTATCATGCGCATCTAATTGAAGAAGGAACGGCAGACCGTTCCAAAGAGCGCCGAAAAAACGTTAGGGCAAACGGCGTAAAATACGCGCCAAACATCGGGCCTGCAAAACCATTTATGCGCCCAGCGTTTGAGCAAGGAAAAGGAATTTACACTCAAATTATCACAAAATTAACCACCGATTACATAGCAGAGAAAGCGCGTAAATCCGGAATAAAATAGAAAAAAAATAAAAAATATATATCATGGCAAGCACAGGAATTACCAACGGCACGCTGATTGCAATCTACAAAGATGTTGCAGGCACCTTGACCAAAATCGCGAATGCGACCTCAAACGATTTTTCCATCACCAAGGACATGATCGAAACCACCAACAAAGACAGCGCAGGCGCGAAGGAATACATCGCGGGCGAGTATGGGTATACCATGTCTGTTGAGGGTATGTTCGAGGAGGACGCCAGCGTAGGCGCGTCAATCAGCTGGAAAGAAATTTTAACCGATTTGATCGCGGGCACATCCGTAACAATCGTTATGACATCGAACGTTTCAGGCGACATCAAGTTGAGCGGCGCAGCGTTTTTCAGCGACTTAAATTTGACGGCTCCACAGAACGACGTGGCAACCTTCACCGCCTCAATTCAAGGCACTGGAGCGTTGACGGTTGGAACAATCTAATTTTTATTATCTTCGTGGTATGAACCACATCGAAATCGGGGGTGTTCAGCACCCCCTTTTGTTTAACATGATCGCCATCGAAAACGTGATGGACGAAATCCATGTACAGAATTTTGACGAATTGAGCAGCCACATAAGCATGGCCACCGTGTCAAAATCTTTGAAATTTAGCCGTGTTTGCGCATTCCACGGAATTAAAGCCGGATATCGCAAAACGGGCGAAACATTTCCATTTGGGGATATTGACGATTTGGCGGACGCGGTACAGTCATTTTTTGAGGTCGAACCTGCATTGCAAGCGTTCACCAAAGCCGTTGAGGAATTTTTTAAACCTCGCAAAAAACCAAGCGTAAAATCGGGAAAATAGACGGCGGACAATCGGAACCGCTCGACTTTGACCGCCTTAAAGAAATAGCATTTGGAGAAATGCTGATGAGCGAAAACGATTTTAACGAGTGCACACCGAAATATTTTCGGTTGCGGTTGTTTGGTATGCGAGAGGCTCAAGAACAGCAATACCAAAACCAATGGTACCAAACTCGATGGGCTGTTGCAACAACAATTTCCCCGCATCTGAAAAAACCGATGTCGCCGATTAAATTGATGCGGTTTCCCTGGGAGCAAACAGAACATGAGGATATTGTTGCGACCGTTTCCAAGTATAAAGATATATTTGCGAAGCTCACCCCACCCGCCGAAGCATGAAAGCAATAAACGCCGTATATAACGTATTATCCAATAATTCAGCATTGACGGCGGTTGTTGGCTCAAACATAAACCCGTTACGAATCACCCAGGGCGTAGCATACCCAGCGGTTACTATGCGCGTTTCAACCGTAACCCCGCACCCGTCAAAATCGGGACAGTCAAAAACGGACTGGGCTACGGTTGAGGTTTCTAGTTACGCGACCACATACCCACAAGCGGTGCAGGTTGCCGATTTGGTACGCGCCGCAATGGAGGTTGCGACACCCGGCACGTTCAATGGGGTTTATACTTGGGAAATTGTTTACAACGGCGAGAGCCATTTGGCGGACGACAATACCGAGGAATACGGCATTTACCAAATTATTCAGGATTTTACGATTTCTTACAACCGATAAAAAATGTCATTAAGTTCGATAAATATTGTATTGGGGGCCATTACGGAGGCGTATAACGCTAGCGTAAACAAGGCGGCCGAAACCATGGATCGCGTATCGAAGCGGATGCAGAAATCCGCCGACCAAGCGTCCAAGGGGGTAGGCGATGCGCTTGGCTCGGGGCAGTTAAGGCAGAAGATTGAAAGCATTTCGTCCGTAATACTCGAGCAAAAAGATATTTATCGCGACATGGCCAAGGAATTGGAGGATTTGCGACAGAAGCGAGACGCCATGTCAAAATCGGACGTTCAAGGCCAAAAGGCGGTACGTGCCGAAATTGAGAAAACCAAAAACGGGTTAAAAGAAATCAGCCGAGATACTGCCGAATTGACGGCGAAAAAACAAGCGTTAACACAACAACTATCAGCCACCAATCAATCGCTTGGTGGAACACGTGCGGCGTTGAACGGATTAGCCACGTCGTTTAGCGCGGTTTCGTCCGTTGTTGGGATTATGGCCGACGACAACAAGGCGTTGCGCAACACATTGATGGCATTGAATGCGGCGTTAAATTTTAGCGCGGCAATTATGCAGGTAAAGGATTTGCAGGAACAGTTTGGCGGCTTGACCAAATTTCTCACAAACCCATGGGTATTGGCGGCTGTTGCTATTGCAGCTGCAGGGGCGGCCATTTATGCGTATTCCAACACGTTAAGTGCAGCAGAAACAGCCCAAAGAGAAGTCAATGACGAATTAGCTAGCGCGACCAAATCAGCCAAACAGAACGAAGTGGCATTGATGGGATATTTGGCTATCGTGAACGATACGACAAGAAGCGAAAAGGAGAGAAACGGAGCATTGATAGCGTTAAAGGAGGCGGGCGTTGCAGTTGATGACATCAATATTAAGACCGCAGAAGGCCTTCGAATTTTGAACGGAAGGGTTCGTGATTCAATTGATCTAGCAATGCAAAAAGCAATTGTTGATAGGGCGTCGGCTCGGATTGCTGAAATTGAAGGAAAGAAAAACGAAAGGTTAAATAGCATTCGAAAAGATGGCGTTTCGGTTCTGAATAAGTTCAGAGAAATTACCTTACCGGGATTTAGCGCGGCAGTATACGAAAGCAATCAAGCTATTGACGAGGCCGAAACTTTGACCAATCTTTATAGGGTTGAAATTGATAAAGCACAAAAGGAAATAGCCAATATTTTAGTAAGAACTACGGCAGCAAACGAGGCGCAAGAAAATTACAATTCAAACCTCAAACAAGGTACAAAAGACGCCGAAAAACTAGACAAGGAGATTGCCAAATTGGCGGCCGATTTGGAGAAAATCGGTAAAACAAAATCGACGGGCGAGGGGCAGTTTATTCCGCTCGATCCATTGAAGGAAGCCCAAACAGAGCAAGACGCCATTTTAGAGGATATCCAGGCATCGCAGGATAAATTCAAAAAGAAAGGCCCATTAACATCAGAGGATATTTTTGGAGCTGATGAGGTTGCGCAGGACGTGCAGGTAATTACGACCGAGATAGGGAAGTTACCGCCAGCATACGAGGAAATGGCGAATCGTGGATCCGAAGCATTTAGAAAACACAAAGCCGATTTAGACGAGGCCGCGAGAAAATCCGAGGAATGGGCCGCCAAAGAAAAACAGGCCGTCGGGCAAATTAACGCAGCGTTTGCAACCTTACAATCCGAAGCCATGGTATCGTTCGGGCAATTCCTTGGCGATCTAGCATCAGGAGAGCAGGACGCGGGCAAGGATTTTGGTAAAAATATGCTTGGCGCAATTGCGGCGTTTATGGATTCACTTGGTAAGGCGTTAATTGCTACCGCCGTAGCGTCCGAGGCATTCCAAAAATTAATCTTAACCAATCCGCTTGGAGCAGCTGCAGCTGGTGTTGCATTGATTGCAGGCGCTCAAATCGTCCGCAACAGCCTAAAGGAAGGCCCCAACGTCACCGCGTTTGCTGATGGTGGTATCGTATCGGGCCCAACGCTCGGTTTGATGGGAGAATATCCAGGGGCCTCAACCAACCCCGAAGTTATCGCCCCATTGGACAAACTTAAATCATTAATGAAACCAAGCGATTCAGGTTCGGGCTTCATCGCGTCAACGCACGTAAGCGGTCGCGATTTGGCCATTGTTTTGAATCGATATAATAAGGATAACCAACGTGGCTAGGAAATATTACGGTTCGTTTTATTCGGTGACAGGCAAGCTGCACCGCGTAGAGATTTGGGACGGAGCAAACGGAACAACGCCCGAAATCACCGCCCGTTTATACGCCTCACGCGTTCAATCGGCGGGTGGATACCAAGAAGGCCAAACGTGCCTACTTGATTCATTGCAGGGCCTCAACGCGTCGATCGAATTAACGCTGTCGGGCGAAGGCTACACAATCGAACGCGACGGAGAGGGAGATACGTTTTACGAAAATTCAATCCGCGCCTCACGTTCTACATCGTTTTGGTCTATCCCGCTCGATACCATTTTGGGCGAGTTCAAACAAATCGCCACCAATACCGAGCAATACTGGGCTGTTTTGGTTTACCAAGACGACACACTTATACACGTTGGGCGAGTTTTGGCCGATCAGATGCAGTTCAGACGCGAAGCCATCCAAGCGAAACCAACGGTCGAATTGGCCGCTGTTGATGGCCTCGAATTACTTGACGGATTTTTCGTCGATGCGTCATGGTTCACCGATGGTAAAATAACGATTTCGCAGTTATTCCGTAGGTGTTTGGACACGCTCGGTTTGAAGGATTATTGGGTTGTGAATGGCACGAATACGGATTATTTCCGTGATGCCGTTGCGATGTATTCGAGCGATGCACTTCGAAAAGGCATAGATCTGTTGAAGGTCGATTTGAATACGTTCGTGAACGATTACGATGCATTCCGCGACATAAAATCAACCGACATAGATTCGTTTGAGTATGCGGCGAACAATATGGTTACGTGCCGCGCGGCCATTGAGCAGATATGCGATATTTTGCAGGCTCGATTTGTTCACGAATTGGGTAAATATTGGCTTGTTTCGGCGGCCGAATATCTCGATACCACGGTGGCTTATCGTCAGTATTCCTATACGTTGCAGTACATCGGGACGGGAACATACACCCACACCGTGCAACTTGGTAATGACGTACGCCCGCAATGGCAAGCAAAACCAACACTAACATATCAGCCCGCCGCAAAATTCGTTCAGATAGACACGGAGCGCACGATGAACACGGGCGTGTATCGGACGTATGCAAATAAATCTATTTCGTCCCTAAGCGGCGTATTTGGTGGCGTGCCAACTGGCTCAACGCCAGACGAAGCCCCGATGCGTATTCGTTTTTCAATGAAGTTTGCGCGATACGTTTTTAGCTCAACAACGCCTCCAGGACCTGAGGACGAAACGCGCGTATTGATTAAAATATGGCTTACCGATTCGGCGGGAAATATCAAGATATTGGATAACACCAATTTTTATTGGGTATCGCATACGGGAGCAGTTCCAACACGATTGGAAACCATCAAAACGGATACGCAGTCAACCACCTGGACATCGTTTGTTTTCGATAAGCAGATTTCAACAGCCCCTGCAGGATTTGACACACTTCACGTTGAGGTCAACCAAGTTGTTGCGGTTAAATACAAATTCAATATCCTTGGTATAAAAACGAGCAACGACACGCTGCAAACCAAAGATTATTGGGGCTCAATCCAAATCGCATTCGCCGACGCCTCGCCGTATAATAACCCCGATTTCACGTTTAACGTGACTGAGAGTTATACGCCAGACACCAACAGCGGATTAAATTCCAAACCGATTATTTTGGCCCCGAAATATTACTACTCATCGAATAAATACGCGACGGGTAATATATTGGCCAACAACGGGACAACCGATGTAATTGCGGACGATTGGTATTCGGGGTTTGATTCAACAACGCACGGATCACCAACGGAGATGTTGGGTAAATCCATTGCGGGTTTATATCGCGATTTTGTGCCAGTTATCCAAGGCACCTGGCATGATGCAGGAACATTAAATGCCATCAAATCGTTGTATTTCGATGATTGCAAATGGTTATTCAACGGGGCGGTTTATTCGGCTCGCATGGAAACGTGGGACGGCGAGTGGTTAGGTTTGGTTCCGATTTACACGGGGTTGACCTCATCGGGCGAGGGTCTTAAGGTCGGTTCAGGCTTGAAGGATCGCGTTAATTACCACGACGAGCAAATAGCCCGTTTGAATGATTCGGTTCAGCGTGTGCCGGCATTGATGATGAGCCACATGGTAAACGAGGCAGACGGGGCGCCATCGACCGCACCAACGCAAAACACGCGTTACGAAATGATGGTGCAATATGACTACGCGCTGGAAACCATGTCATGGCACTTGCAAGAACATAACGCGTCGGTAACTTACACAGCAGGAACGCACACCATAACGAACGGTTACGAGCTGATAATTGGAAACAGCACGGACGGAAACGTAATTGTTAATTTGCCACCAGCCAACGAAAGCAAGGGTAAAAAATACTATTTCAAAAAGATAGCAAACTCGCACACGTTGACTATTTCGGGCAATGGGTATAATATCGATGCGAATGGCACCAAGGTATTAAATCAGAATTACGAAACGTGCACCGTCATATCCAACGGCGTGCAATGGTATCTGATTTAATTTGTTGCAACCGTTTTACCCATTGCGGGTAATTTCGTTTTATGGTTTTTAACGCAGTCGAAATCCTTGCCGGTTCGGAAGGTTTCAAGAAAATACACGGAACGGGCGCAGTTACTGGGGTTGAGTACAACGCCTTGGTGGTCCGTCAAGATACCACGTTTAGCGCGTTTACGGTGGTTGATGCCAACGGATTCACGATCAACAAATTCAGCGACGCGTCCATGTCTGGCGTAACGTTCCAAATCGGCGAATTTTTGCCAGCAGGAAAGGGCGCGAAAATTACGGCCTTCACGATTTCCACAGGTTCGGTTTTAGCATATTAATTTTATGATCGGTATCGGAATTGGCACACGTAACCGAGTGTACAGGGGTCAAGGTTGGCCTATCGTTCAAGGTTATAAATCTAGAGTAACCGCAGACGGCGGATATTTTGAAGGTATTTCATGTTTGTTAAACAAGTTAAATAATTTATGAGCGATTTATTAAATAAGGCCTCGTTGGTCATGATTCCTTCGGGCTATAAAGAGGACGTCGTGTATTCGGCGGTTCCCAGTGACGGAAGCGGCGATCTCGCGTTTTCGAGGGCATCCAACGGCACACGCATCAATAGTGCGGGATTGGTTGAGGTTTGCCCGTGGAATTTGCTTAGTAATTCCGAAGAATTTACAAGTGCAAATGGGTGGTTTGCATCAATAACGGGTGGCTCAACCGCATCACAAACAAGTGATTATGGAGTTGCACCAAACGGAACAACAACGGCAGACCGCATTCAATTAGCCTTGAATGGGCAACCTTATGCAGATTGGGTGAGTTTTCCAACTGTGCCTATTGTTGTAGGCCAAACATATACTTATTCTATTTATATGAAGTCGTTAAGTGGAACGCCAACAATTTATTTTTTTTATGATGGGGTTACTAGTTTTACTAAAACTTTGACAACTGATTGGGTGCGTTATCAACACACATTTACCGCAACAAATACATCAATTTACCCAAGGTTTTTATTGCAAGCGGGTTCATCATCAAGTGCAGACATATTGGCTTGGGGTTACCAACTAAACATCGGCTCAACCGCCAAACCCTATTTCCCCACTACCGACCGCTTAAATGTTCCACGCCTAACCTACCAAAATGGCGGGGGCGGGTGTCCGAGTTTGTTGTTGGAGAAACAGTCAACGAATTTCACTTTGTATAGTGAGCAGTTTACAAATGCATTATGGGTATTAGATGGAGACGGGCCGGGGCAATCAGTAACTGCAAATTATTCTATTTCACCCGATGGCACACAAAATGCCGAAAGATTGCAACTTAATAAAACTGGTGGCTCATATTCAAGAATTAGACAAAATTCAGTTCAAATTGGGGTATATACCTTTTCGGTATATTTAAAAAGCAATACAAGTTCTACGCAAAATGTTGGTATCAGATTAGAAGGTGCAGGAATAAATTGCGCAGTTACACCAACATGGCAAAGATTTAGCGTTACGACTACAACGCTGGTGAACGCACAATCTCAAATTTTGTTATTTGATTCAATCGGCGGAAACGACGAAACGGCAGACATTTCAATTTGGGGCGCACAACTCGAAGCGGGCGCATACCCCACATCCTACATCCCAACCACATCAGCAAGTGCCACAAGGGTGGCGGATTTAATTAACACAACTGGCAAATCTGCACTTATTGGACAAACTGAAGGCGTAATTTTTGCCGATGTTGTGACAACTGCGGGAGAAAGCGATTATGTGACTATTTTACAAGCGTTTGGCGATTATAGCAATAGATTGGCAATTGGCATACAAGTAGGAACTACAAACATTTTCGGCTATTTTAACGCAAGTAATACAGTTAAATTTTTTAACTCATCAACACAATCAGCGGGCAGACATAAAATCGCACTTGCATATAAAAGCGGAGATATTGCGTTGTACATTGACGGGGCGTCTACTTTTACATCAACAAACACTTTCACATTTGCCACAACTTTGTCCACCATATTTATGAATAATCTAGGTGGTTCTGCTGAAATTGGTAGTTTCAAAGTAAACGAAGCGTTAATATTCAAAACCCGCCTAACAAACGCCGAACTTGCATCCATCACCACAATTTAACACAATGAAAAGTTTCAAAAAATACGAGTTCACCCCTACCGAATGGGCAACACTCCAAAAAGACATACAACAAACCACAACCACCCCAAGCGGGGAAACCGTGACAACTTGGAAAGATTGTGCAGTTGTTGAAATTGGGTTTATTTGTTTAGAGTGGGGAACGGAAGATGACAAACCCGTTTGCACAAAGCAGTCCGACAAATGGGCGGTGGATATTCTGTTCTATTCAGAACCACCCGCAAGTTTTGCCCCGTTTGAGGTGTTCCCAAATCCGTGCGGGGTGCATACTTTTTCAGGGGATGATTCTTTGTATCTGAAAACCTTTTGTGAGCGTTACCCCGATTCACCATTCTGCCAATTACCTACACATGAGACACTTTGAAAATGACACGACAGCAGGTATCGCAACGGCCATTACTGGGTCGAGTGCGCTCATTAGTTTTGCCCAAACTTGGCAGCCTGTTGTTTCTTTGGTTGTGGGTTTGGTTGGTATTGTTTCGGGCTTGTTTGCTATTCGTTACTATTCGAAAAAAATAAATGGCAAATAATACGCAGCAGCATAAGCCCAAGCCCAAAAAGAAGCTTGGCCGCCATACGAAACACGTTAATAAGCATAAATCATGCAAACCAACAAGAGGCCAAGGCTAAAGTCGTATTTCAAACCGACCCCGAAACGTTTTCGCATTCTGGGCGATTCGATTGCGGCCGCATCCCTTTTCATTGCTGGCTTAAATCTAGACAACCCCAAATTGATGCTCATTTCGGGCATTGCCGGGGCGGTCGGTAAATTCGTGACAAATTTCTTTGGCGATGAAGCCTAAATACGCGTTATACGTCATCGCATTAATCGCCTTCATATTGGCGGCCTACTTATCGCGACCCGAACCCGTGCGCACCGAATACCACCACACAACCTACACAGACACCATTAAATCGCTCGAGCTGAAATATGATACACTGTACAAAATCCAACGGCGCACGAAAATTAAATACGATACTCTGTACCGTGTTATTTATGGCGATACTAGTTGCCACACCACGCGCGAGCTACTCACAATGCACAGACAGCTCGACACACTCGGATATTAATCTCTATTTATTGAAGGGGGCCGAAGCACGTGAGCAGCTCAACCTATGCCACCAATTCCGTGCGGTTGATTCCTCAATCATTGCAACACAGCGCAGAGCCATTCAAACACAAGCGGACGACCTCAGACACGTTAAGCGTGTAAATCGTTCGTTACGCGTTGCGTGTGTTGTTTTGGCGGTATTATTCCTCATTGCCTTATGAAAACAAACAACGTCCATACGATTCGAACCACCGCCAAGAAATTGAAGGTGCTGTTAATATCCGATTTGCATTGGGATAACCCGCATTGTGACCGTGATTTATTGCGGAGGCACTTGGACGAGGCTGTGAAGGGCGGTCACGACATCCTGATTAACGGTGACATGTTCTGTTTGATGCAGGGGAAATATGACGGACGTCGAAGTAAATCAGAGATCCGGCCGGAGCATAACAACAGCCGTTATTTGGATTCGGTCGTTGATACGGCTGTGGAATGGTTCGCCCCATACGCGCATAATATCAAAGTAATTGGTTACGGAAACCACGAAACGTCGATTTTGAGGCATTGCGAAACGGACGTAATCGAACGGTTCGTTACGCTGTTAAACAATAAGACGGGCGCGTCGGTTCAGGTGGGCGGATATGGCGGCTGGGTGATCTACCAACACGAACGTTCAAAACGCATAATTAACGCGTACAAAATAAAATATTTTCATGGCGCGGGTGGAGGCGGGCCCGTAACAAAGGGCGCGATCAATTTTAACCGAATGGCCACCATGATTGAAGGTGCAGACGCGATTTGGATGGGTCACGTACACGAATCAACAGAAATCACGTACACATTGGAGGGGCTGAATAGCAAAAACACCGTTGAATTGCGCGATGTGTTGATGATTCGCACGCCAGCATACAAGGAGGAATACAACCAAGGAAAGGGAGGGTGGCACGTTGAACGAGGCGCACCACCAAAACCATGCGGAGGGCGTTGGTTAGAAATTCATTTTGAACGTGGTAAATTTCGCGATTGGATGCGGGCGTTTTCGTACAAAACGAATTAAATTTGCACCATGGATGCAATAAACCCAGAGCAAGCGTTACGCCATAACGAGGGCAAGCCCCAGTGGCATTTGGTTCATTTCCCTAGCCTTATCCCTTTGGTTAAGGTGTTGGAATATGGCGCACAAAAATATGCCCCCAACAACTGGAAAAAGGGTGCACCACGCGAGCAATATTTAGATTGCGCCATGCGCCACCTAGCCGAATTAATGGAGGGGAAAGAAATGGACGAAGAAAGCAAGCAACATCACATGGGTCACGTGATGGCCAATGCAATGATGTATGTTTATCATTACGACGCAATCAATACCAAAAATGAACTTAAAGCAAATCCCGTTCAATAACTACATGCGGGAGAAAACCGCAAAGAAACAAATTGTGTTGCACCATACCGCAGGGGGTGGAAACGGTGAAATAGTTTACCAGGGATGGCAGGCAGACAGAACGCCCGTCGCAACGTGTGTTGCCGTTTCGCGTGACGGAACCATTGTGCAGGGTTTCGGCTCAGGATATTGGGGGTATCACCTTGGCATGCAGGTGAAGCACTTTGGGAAACTGCCCTATGTTAATTTGGACAAACAAGCTATTGGAATTGAGCTGTGTAATTGGGGGCCGTTAACCTTCAAGTCCGGCGTGTTCAAGAACTATAAAAACGGCGTGATTGACGCGGACGAGGTAATTGAGCTCGAATATCGCGACCTAAAATATTGGCAGAAATACACGGACGAGCAGATTGAATCGGTCCGTTTGTTGTTGCTGCATTGGAGGGATAAATACGGCATCAGTTTGGAATATAACGAGGATATTTGGGACGTATCGCCCAGGGCATTAAAAGCCGAAAATGGCGTGTTTACTCACAATTCATATCGCCCGGATAAGGCGGATGTGTACCCATACCCGCCGCTGATTGAAATGTTAAAGAATCTAGAATAGTAGACCAATTGGCGGTTTCTTTTGACGGGTCAAACGTGCCGATATAATTATCGCCGTTATGGTAGAAAAATACCGAGCCGTCCCGCAGTATTTCGGTCGCTAAATCATAAGGATAACGGGCGCGCACTTCGTGGATTATCTCCGCTGTGATATAGGCCATTGCTTGGTTCGGGTCCATCCCGATTGGCGCGCTTATCGTTACCATGTCTCAAATATAAATCAATCCAGGTGCATCAACGCTTCGTTTTCGTCCGATAGCACATATTTGGCGCGAATTGTTTCGATGGTTACAGTCCCCGCCTTGACGGCTTGTTTGGCCTCGTTCCATTTTGGGTGATCGGGCGTGAGGCTCGTTTTGGCGCGCTCGGGTGGTTTGGGGGCCTGCAATCGGACGCGTAATGCTATGATGATTTCGCCAAACGCCTTGACGGGGGTTGCGTATAGCTGTATCCATTTCCCCGCCCAATCTTCAATGTAGGGAGACCCGAGGGCCTTCTCGATTGATTTCTGATTGGTTGCGTTTAGGATAAATGGTTTGTGGCCGACTAGGTGGGCAATATTTGCCTCATCCATTTTGCCGTCAATGCCTTTGAAGGTTTCGTGCGTTACCTTCTCGATTCGAACGATTAGATCCTCTCCGGGGTTAAGCGCATAAGCCCCGATAAAATCAGGATTGGTTAACTTCTTCCAATGTGTTTTTTGCATGGTGTTTCTTTATTAGGTGTTTTAGTTGGTTGTAGGTGATGTCGTATCGGGATTTCCCGATTTCAATAAATCCGTTCTCGATTTCCTTCACGTGGGGTATCTGATATACGTTGAACAGTTCGCGTTTCCCCGTTTTTATGTTGTTTAATTCGATGTACATGACTAGGGTAGTATTAGCGTTTTAACTTCGGTTGATTCGGTGAGACCGTGCCAAATACCCGACTCTTTGCAACGTTTATATGTTTGCAGGTCCGCGCGGTATAATTCGGTTCCACGTTCGCGGTCGTATTCTGATAGTTCGTACAGCTCATTAAGGTACGGCGCGGTTTTCTCAACAGCCCAGAAAATGAACCGAGGCGTTACCCCGAAGTTTTGGCGGTAGATCTCGGAATAGAACGCGTCCTGTACATGGTATCGATAATTGATGCAGGAATAGGCGAATTTGCGCTCACTGGCATCGGTTGTGGTTTTCGCATCGATGATGGTGTGCGCTGATTCAACGTGGCAGTCCAGGCGGCATTTAACCTTAATGCCGTCAATTTCGCCGTATAGGATTTGTTCGGCTTGGTATCCTGGGCGAATCAGTTCGGCGTAATCAGGGTTATTTTGGGCGGCTTGATGGATGCCTTGGACCGTTGCGAGTAATTCGATGTCGATTTCTAGTTTGCCCGCGTTTTTTTCGAGTTGCTCCGATTTCCATTCTTGATATTTGGCAGTGTTGCGCGGACGGGCTCCACCAATTTCGGCAACGATTTCGGAATCGTCAAACACGAAATAATGGTCGCCCATAGTATGCTGTTCGAAAACGTAGCGGTGTGCAACCGATCCTTCAAACATGGCCTTGGTTTCTTTGCGTGGGTTCCCGTCAATATAGAAGTGTTTATATTTTGCGGGGGCCTCACTGATCACGTCTAGTTTGGATTTTGTGAGGTGAGTGAGGTCGGCGTGGTATTCCTGTATGGTCATAATTTCTCCGCCTCCTGTTCGATGTACGTTCTAACCTTACCTAACAACGTTTTCACATTGCGGGTTATTTTCTCCGCCTCGGGTGTTTCAAGTTGCGGAATATTAATGCCCGCGATTTGAGTAATGAGGAATGATAGTTTGTCGCGGTCTGGCGCTAGCAATGCGGCGCGGTCCGATTCGGCCTTCAAACGTTCAGCCTCAGC